CAAAGAGTTAGCTTCCTTTAGTGATAAGGATGGGTATTGTGTACTCACATTAAGAATATGTGGTAAAAAGAAACAGGTGAAACTACACAGATTAGTTGGTATTACCTTTATTGACAATCCTTTAGGGAAACCCTGCATAAATCACAAAGATGGTGTAAAAACCAATAACTTTGTAGGTAATTTAGAATGGGCAACTGTAGAAGAGAATGCTGCTCACGCAAGTAAATACAATCTAATTCCTAAAGGAGAACAAAAGTATAATTGTAAACTTACTGAACATGCTGTACTTCTTATAAAAGAAGCTTTACGTAGAGGAGAAACTGTAATTAGTATTGCAACAGACTTTGGTGTAGGTCTTAGTACTATAGGAAGCATTAAAATAGGAAGAAACTGGAAACATGTAGAACTACCAGAGTTATGTTAAGAAATCAAATTAAAGACTGGAAAGAGCTTGGGGTATTACTCCAGGCTCTCATAGTTCCTAAACCTAAAGTGATGGATATTAGGGACTTTTATAGTGATGAACTAGATGTTCTTGTAGAGAGCAGTTTAGTATTTAAGAGATATGGTAAACCTAGTACTATCATAGGTATTGCAGATTGCTTCATGAGTAGTGTAAAAGATATATTTATCTATGCCCTACAGGAAGATGAGTTTGAGATACTTGAACTTCTTGATAAGGTAGTATTATCACAGTTTACAATCTTTGGAGGATATTCAGAGATATATGTATTAGAAGAACACACAAGAGTAGAAGTGCACAAAACTTTATGTGCAATGGAAAACTTCTACAATCAATTTAAATTAAAACAACTTAATAAATATGGTTATCATGAATAAAGAATATACAATAGAGGATTACATTATGAAGAATCCTAAGGATGCACACATCAAACTCTACATTCAATTGAAATTAGATGCTGATGAAGATGAATTTCATTCTATTACAGATGATATGGTACTAAACTTTGATTTAGGTGGTATTAGATACTCTCTTACTATGGGAGAGTTGAAGCAGAAGTGTAGAGAAGAAAGTGATAATTATCATAATGATGATGATGGCGAAGAACACATACAGTAGGTGGATGAAACTTGCCTTAGTAATATCTAAGGGTAACAAGTTCATTGCAGAAGAGGTACTTCATACAGTACTTCTTGAGATACTGTTGAAATTTGATATAGATGCTGTAAGTGATAACTACATATTTATGGCACTAAAGAATAGATATCTGAGTTATATTAAATCAGAGTCTAAACAGGAGAGTTTTAATTTGTCTTTAGACAAAGAGGATGAATATAATTATGTTGAAGGAGATTATGATAATCAGTTGAGTCTTACCAAGAAGGTATTACACAACTTATCTCCTGCAGATAAACAGATATTCACACTACACTTTACAAGAGGGTTCTCACAGAGAAAGATATCAAGAGAACTTGGATTGAGATTATATCATGTGATATCAAGAGTTAAACGTATTAAGGAATTAATAAAACAAGAATATGAAAGATCCAAAGAAGACAACAAGGTCTACTGCTAAGAAAGAGAAACCTCTTAATATGGAGGTGTTTGCAGAACCAGAATTGAATAAAATAGAGGACCTGAAAGAACCTACAAGTTCTTCTGTCTCTCAAGGATTAGGAGATACTGTGGCAAAGATTACTGGTGCTCTTGGTATTAAAGAATGTGAATCATGTATAAAGAGAAAAGCAATCTTGAACAGAATGTTTTCCTATCTTGAGATATCAAGAGATGTTACAGCAGATGAGGTTGCATTCATAGAAAGACTTAACAAAAGACCAGGATATATATCTGATGAAGAAATACAACCATTATTTACACTGTATAATAGTTTATATAACAAAGCTCTTATACCCTGCAGATGTGGAGGTGTTATAAATCAGATAGTAAATAGTATTAACAGAAGTTTTGAATACTACAGAAATGAGACTAAATAAAGAAATTAGAAACCTGGCAATATTACTTATCATTGAGATGATAACAGTGCCAATAATATTATTTTTAGTATCTGAATGGTGGAATATGCATATAAAGTTAGGACAGATATACTTTATATTAGTTGGATTTCTGGTGTTCTCAGCAATTATAGGTGCTATTATAAAGAAAATAAGTGAGTATTAATGGAAAATATTTTCCATAATAAGAGTAATTAATAGTAATAATGGAAAAAGATCTAACATTCAAGCAGAAGTTATTTATAAAGCATTACATGACAAATGGATACAATGCTACACAAGCTTATATGTCTGCATATCCTGATAGTAGTTATGAAGCAGCACAATCAAGTTCTTCTGACCTCCTAGGAAATCCTATTATAAAGGAGTATTTACAGAAAGAGCAAGATGAGGTTGCTGATGCTTTACTTCTTACAAAGGAGAAGATTATAAATAAACTTATGGAGATAATCAGAGGTACTGGCAGGGAGAGTGATAAAGTATCTGCTATGAAGTTACTATCTGATATAACAGGATTTAAAGATATTAAAAGAATTGATATAACTACTGGTGGTAAATCACTATCAGATTTATTAGGATTTGATGATGAGTAAAGTTACATTACATAAGAAGTTCAAACCCTTGTTTAAAAATAATACAAGGTATAACATTGTTACTGGTGGCAGAGGTTCTGCAAAAAGTTTCAGTATTTCTACTTACTTATGTCTACTCTTACAATTTGAAAGTAATCACACAATTCTTTATACCAGATTCACACTCACATCAGCAACCATTTCTATAATACCAGAGTTCATAGAGAAAATTAAACTTTTAGGTCTTGAGGATTGCTTCAGTGTAACACAGGACAGTATCATAAATAACCTCACAGGAAGTAGTATTATTTTTAAAGGTATCAGAACATCATCAGGTGATCAAACTGCTAACCTGAAGTCTGTACAAGGTGTTACAGTGTGGGTAATGGATGAAGCAGAGGAGTTAATAGATGAAGAAATCTTTGATAAGATAAATTTATCTATTAGAAGTATTATGAGACCTAACAAAGTAATACTTATTCTTAATCCTGCCACAAAAGTACACTGGATATACAAAAGATTCTTTGAAGTACAAGGTATTACCCCAGGTTATAATGGTGTACAGGAAGACATTACTTACATACACACTTCTTACTTAGATAACATCAAGAACCTGAATGAGAGTTTTATATCTGAAGTAGAGTATATGAAGTTACATAATCTTCTGAAGTTCAATCATATCATCATGGGTGGATGGTTAGATACTGCAGAAGGAGTTATATTTACAAATTGGGAGTATGGCGAGTTTGATACTACACTTGAATATGGATATGGTGCAGATTTTGGATTTAAATCAGACCCTACCACTGTAATAAAGGTTGCAATTGACAAGAAGAAACAGATTATCTACCTCTCTGAGGAACTTTATAAACCTAACTTAACTACATCAGAGATATATGACCACATAAAAGATGCAGTAGGTAATAAGGAAATTATTGGTGATAATTCAGAACCACGCTTGATAGAAGAACTCAAGAGAAAAGGTATAAATATAAAACCTTGTGTGAAAGGTGCAGGAAGCATAGGTGAGGGAATAAAGATAATACAGGATTATAAACTTGTGGTAACACCTGATTCATACAATATTGCAAAAGAACTAAATAACTATTGCTGGTCAGATAGAAAATCTGATGCACCAATTGATATGTATAATCACTGCATTGATGCAGTGAGATATAGAGTATCACACCAATTAAAGAATCCAACAATATCAAAATATTACGTAAGATGATTATAACAATAAAACAATATTATACTATTCAGGAACTTCAGAAGAAGTATAAGGATGATGTTGATACATTAGGTATGGAAATAATTAAAGTATTTAAAGGAGAAGATTTGAGTAAAATATCTCTTGAAGAGTCTGAAGTTCTTCTTAATGATATAACTGCTCAACTCACTAATGTAAAGGAACTACCTCTTGTTCACAGATTTAAACAGGATGGAGTTTCTTTTGGTTTCATACCTAATTTAGAAGATATTAGTGTAGGTGAATTTATTGATTTAGATTCACTAATGAAGCAAGATCCTTTACAACTTGAACAAATTATGTCTGTATTATATAGACCTGTCAAAAAGTCATGGTTCAGTAAGTATTCTATAGAGGATTATACAGGAACTGATAAGTATAATAAGATATTTTTAAACACTGATTTCAGAATCATATTAGGTGCTATCTTTTTTTTTGCAATTTTAAAAGAGAGTTTGTTGAACCATTTGGATACTTATACTCCACAGATGAACACCTTGAAGAAGAAGATGGTGTAATGTTATCTGAGGAAGAAAGATTTAGTGAAGAATTTGGGTGGTATCCAATGTTATATGTTGCTGCTCATGAAGATTACACCAAGATTAATGAGGTAACAACCTCAAGAGCAGATGAGTTCTTAACCTTTGTGAACTTTTACAAGAGAAAAACAACTCTTGATATAAAAAGAATGAAAAATAATAAATAGATATAGCTATGCAAGCATTTTATAGAATAACACAGAGGATAAAAGATATCCTGACAGCAGACCCTGATGTTAACACAGTATTTTTTGGTGTGGATAACTACAGAGACCTGTATAAGAAAGCAATTTATCCTGTTGCACATATAAATCCTGTGGGTAGTAACTTCAGTTCTTCACAGCAAAATGTTGTAACTCTTGAGATATCTGTTTTAGACCAGAGAGACTTATCCAAGAACTCTAATATTGAGAGCAAGTGGTTATCCAATGATAACCAGATAGATACTCTCAATACTGCACATGCTGTACTTAACAGACTTATGGCAACACTGAGATACACATATAATGATGGTATAGAAATATTATCTTCTACAGATGCTGTACCTGTAATATTCAGAGAGTTAGACTTAGTTGATGGATGGTTAATGACTGTAACTCTTGCAATACCTAATACTATAGATGTTTGTATAGAACCAGGAGTTGAACCACCACTGCCACCAGCTGTTCTTACTTACCAGTTCTCAAATATACCAGGAGATAGTCCAACAGAAGCATGTAATGATACTATTGCAGCACAGTTATACTCTATAGGTACATTATCTGTAACTACTGTATTATATGCTGATATAGACTTATCCACTCCTTTCCCAGGTGGTAATAAGTGGTATAGATCAGGTAGCAGTACATATAGAATAGATGCTGATGGTGTTATCAGAGAAGTAGCAGAGTGTTTAGAATACTATATTACTTTCACAGTAGCAGATATGGCAGTCCTTAAAACCAAAATGGGTATCACTGATGAAACAGTAGTTGCACAGTGGAATACTGCATTTAATACATATTATGGTGCTAACACATTTGCTGCATTCACTAAAGTATCTATAGTAGGTAACATGGTTACTTTATATGGTGGATTAGATGTTATACAAGTAATACCTCTTAACTTTGTAGGTATAAACTCTTTTGATACAACTGCTCCACTGCCAGCACTCAAACAATTAAACCTTGCAGATAATAATATAGTTACTTTTGATCCTTCTGTACAGATAACATCTGCTGTTATGCAGCAGTTATTGCTACAGAATAATAATATTGTAACTTTTAACCCTACACTTCCATTACCTAATCATACTACTGTCATTAATTTACGTGGTAATGAGATAGTAACTTTCAATCCTACACTACCTTTACCTACAGGTTTAAGTTCTTTAGTGTTGAGTTTCAACCACATAGTTACTTTTGACCCTACTATTCCTTTACCAATCAATCTACAGATACTTGTATTAAGTAGTAATCCTATAGTAGTATTCAATCCTACATTACAGTTACCTACTCCACTATCATTCTTGGAGTTAGACACTTGTTTGATAGTAAGTTTTGATCCTACACTTACATTTCCTACTTTAACCTCTATAAGTCTTGCAAATAATCCACTGACTTTCTTCAATGTGAACTTAATATCACTTGATGCACAGTTTTTATTATTTGATAATGATGCATTACCTCAATCTATAGTAGATGCTATACTTGCAAAAGCTGTTGCACTATCAATGGGTACAGCAGATAGAATAAGATTACAAGGAGGTACTAACTCTTGTCCTTCACCTGCTGGTGAAGCAAATAAAGCAACTCTTATAGCAGCTGGTGCAGATGTGAATACTAATGCATGTGGTCCAACTACCTGTCCATTAGGATATGAATATCAGGTAGATATGCACAACTGTGATTGTAGTTTCATAGGTTCAGCTTCTATAACAAATCAGAATGCTCTAACACTTTCTTCTTGGTATTATGATGCTGTAACAGACAGAAAGATAACAATACAAGGATTAGTTGGATGTGCTTCTGGTTTTACAAGAACTATATTAGATAGTACTAAAGTAGGTAGCTGTGCAGAAGTAGTATGTCCTAGTACTTGTCCTACTGCTTATATATATGATGTAGAAGTTTACAATTGTGATTGTTCATTCAATGGAACAGGAAGCATAGCAAATACTGAAGCACTTGTTCCTGGAAACTGGTACTTTGATGATGTATTAGGTAAAAAATTACTCATAGTAGATTTCATTAACTGTAGTGATGTAACAGACAGAAATATTGCTGCTTCTTCAGGAGTAACTGATTGTGCAGATGTAGTGTGTTTAGCATTTGGTTATACTTTTGATATGTGGACTTGTGATTGTATAAATCTTGGTGGTGGTAACTTCTATAATCCTACTGCACTTACTGAAGGCAACTGGTTCTATAATCCTATAACACAAAATAAAATAGTTATCACAGGATTCATAGATATGTCTCCTACGCCTACACCAGGTGTAAATTACATTGATGCAAATGGTGTATTATCATGTGGAGAAGTTGTGTGTCCTTGTACAAGACCTACAGGTTTAAATCAAGCAAG